AAGATCAGACTAAAGAATAAATCATTTTGGATAACATTAGTACCAGCCCTTATGCTGATGGCACAAAGGATAGCGACACTAGCGGGCTATTCTTTCGACTTAGAATCGCAACAAGAGTTGACATTAGCCGCAATTAATTCTATATTTGTTGTGTTAGCGGTTATTGGGATTGTGTCAGACCCCACAGTTAAGGGCTTCGCAGACAGCACAAGGGCACTAGAATATGACGCCCCACACGGTGGTGAGCTAGTGTCACAAGTGGAGCAAGTGATGGACGATGTGCTAGCAGCAGAGTGTGAAGAGGGAGAGACCGCCGAAGACATTGTCAATGAAGTGTTGGGCGATTAGCAATAAACAAAAATAGGGGGTGGTGAGGCAATGGCAATACAAGTCAAACAATCGACGCACGGAGACGTTTTCCCGATGGACTTTCTCAAAGCGACGATAGGCACGAGGGCGGGGAACGAACGCAAAGCAGAGATGCGAGAGATACAAGAATACTACCGCATATATAGGGATGGCACGCCTTTCACCACAGAGGGCACGGGTGGTGATTATGTGCCAGCTTCACTGCACTATAAGATGGCGGCGGCGTTGATAGATAAGCAGGCACGGTTTTTATTTGCAGAAAGCCCCGACACTATAGCAGACACAACGGGGGTAGTCACCCAACTACCAGAGCAAACACAGCAGGGCGTATATACAGCGGTGGACACATATAACAGACTAATCGCAGAGGTGTTGACCGCAGCCAACAACGACCGCCAACTACTACAGGCGGCGAGGGATTGCCTGATTGGTAAGCGTGTTAGTGCGGTGGTGCATTTTGGTGATGGGCGTGTATATATACAGTGGATACCGTCAACCAATTATGTAACGCAATACAGCAACGGTGACCTTGTGCTATACGCTCATGGGTGGACAGTAGCAGAGGATGCAGGTACGGTGACATACACCAAGCTGTACACCAAAGACGAGGCAGGCAACGTATACCTTGAGGAGCAGCGGCACGACAGCATGGGGGCGCAGACGATAACGCCACAGACAAAGACGCTACTACAGAGCATACCAGCGGTAGAGGTCATCAATGGCGGATTGCTAAGTGACACACATGGCACAAGCGAGATAGTGGCGTTAGCAGACTATGAGGAGTACTATAGCAAACTAAACAGCGGGGACATAGACGCATTACGCAAGAGCATGAACCCGATACGGTATACTGTGGACATGTCGCCAGAGAGCACGCAGGCACTGCCAGCTAATGCGGGGGCATATTGGGATTTAAGCACGGACATTGCACGACCAGACGCAAAGCCACAGGTTGGGCTATTAGAGATAAGCATGAGGCATAGTGAGGCGCTAAGGCAAACGCTAGATAGGGTAAAGACCGCAGGGTATGAACAGGTTGATATGCCCAACCTAACGCTTGACAGCTTGCAGGGTGCGATAACAAGTGGTAAGAGTCTTAAGGCGTTGTATTGGGGGCTAACGGTGCGAACCAAAGAAAAGGCTAAAGGGTGGCTGCCAGCGCTAACACAACTGCTGCAAATTATCATTGATGGGGTTGTGGCATACCCAGATGCAAGACCCGCAGAGGTTGAGCCACTGCAGCAGATAGACCCAAGCCTATACACACTCACAGCAGTGAACAACCTACCACTGCCAGAAGACGAGATAGAGCAGCGCAACGCAGACCTTGCAGACGTACACGGGCAGACGATGTCACGCAAAGCATATATGCAAAAGTGGCTAAGCATGACAGACACAGAGGCGGACGAGGAGCTGAAGCAGATAGCGCTTGAACGGCAGCTGTTAGAGGACACGTACAGCGCAATGCCGCCAGTAGATTACAGTGATGTGCAAGGATTCACACCGTGAGTATCGCAAAGGACTACCGCAGACAGATAGCGGAACTGAAGAAGCGGACAGACATAAGCAAAGCCGAAGCCGACCGCCTGATCACAAAGGCTTACAAAGAAGCACAGAAAGCGTTAAAGGAAGAGCTGAAGAAGATCAACGCAAGCACGCCAAGGGGAAGTGCACAAGCAAAGCTGTTGCAAGCTACCCAGGAATATACACAAACAACAACTAAAGCAGTACAGGAAGCCACAATAGACACAGTGCAGCAAGTAGCAAGGCAGACAGCACAAGCGCACGTAAAGGCAGCACAAGGGGCAATGAGAGCAGCAGGGGCAAAGGCAGCGCCGCAAGTGCGCATAATAGCAAGCAATGAAGTCAATGCAACCGTTGCACGCACACTGCAAGGCATACTTAAAGGAACTGTGTACCCCGACGGCTTACCGCTAAGCCAAAGGATATGGAACAACCAGCAAGCGATACACAGGGACATACACACTATCATAGCAAACGCTATGGCAGAGGGCAAGAGCATAGCGGACATATCGGATCTGATATCACAATACACAAACCCCGCGGTATACAAGGATTGGAATCAGCTAATGGCAGATGGCTACACAGTGCACCGCCGCAACGTCGAGTACAACAGCCAGAGGCTAGCCCGTACAGTTGCACAACACGCATATCAGAATTCCACAGAGGACAGGGCAAGGCAGAACCCTTTTGTTGCAGGTTTCAGGTGGATAGCAAACGGAAGCCGTGCTTGCCCCATATGTTTAGAGCGTGACGGCACTATATACGCAAAGGGTACAGCGCCGCTAGACCACCCAAACGGGATGTGCATACTAGAGCCAGTAATAGACGAGCAAGGTATGGACGATAGGCTTACAGCATGGGCGCAAGGGGCAGAAGACAGGGAGCTTACAGGATGGGGCAGATCATTAGGCTATGAGGTATAGCAATACACAACACACCTAAGTGATAGGAGATTAAAAGAATGTACGAACTAATACACGGTGATTGCTTGCTTGAACTGAAGTCGATAGCAGATGAAAGCATGGACACAGTACTGACAGACCCGCCATATGGCATAAGCTACCAAAGCAGTTGGCACAAAGACCCACAGCAGCGCAAAATCAAGAACGACGGGAAACCGTTCATATGGTGGATATATGACGCTTACAGGGTTTTAAAAGACGGCGGTTGCTTGATGTGTTTTAGCAGGTGGGATGTCCAACAAGTGTTTATTGATGCGCTAAAACTCGCAGGGTTTAACGTCAAGTCAAGTATCGTATGGGATAGGTTAGACCATGGGATGGGGGATCTAAAGGGAGCATTTGCGCCACGGCATGACGTGTGCATATTTGCCACAAAAGGCAAGTTTGCATTTTACGGGAAAAGACCGCAGGACGTAGTGCAGTGTTCGAGAACAAGCAATAAGGCGGGTAACGTACACCCGACAGAAAAGCCTGCACCACTGTTGGAGTACTTGATACAGCACACAACGCAAGTAGGGCAAACCGTTCTTGATCCGTTCGCAGGAAGCGGAGCAACACTGATAGCCTGTGAGAACTTAGGGATTACTAGCATTGGCATTGAAATAGATAAAAAATATCATGAGCTTGCATTGCACAGGTTGCAAGAACTCAACACACCTACAGAATAGGAGAATAGAACATGGACAACGTGAACAGTGAACAACAAACACAGCCGCAGGCAGAACCACAAGGCGCACCGCAGCCACAAGCGGAGCAACAGCAGGATAAGCTATTGACATTCACGCAAGCGCAGATGTCCGCACTTATGAGCCGTGAGAAGCACGAGGGCAAAGACAGCGTATATAGGGCGCTGGGGTTAGACCCAAAGGACACAGCAGGCATTGAGCAAGCAAGGGCAAAGCTAACACCACAGCAACAAGCACAAGCGCAACCTGTAAGCGATAAGCAGGAGCAAGCACAACAACCCACACCACCGCAAGCAAAGGCAAACGACAGCGTTATAAGGGCAGAAGCAAAGGTCACACTGCTAATGGCAGGGGTACAACCAGAGTTACTGGACGATGCGTTAACTTTGGTCTTAAGCAAGGTGGAGAAGCAAGAGCAGGTAACGGCAGAGGTTGACGCACTCAAGGCAAAGCACGCCGTGCTATTCGCACCGCAGAAGCAAACAACAGGGCAACTTGTGGGCGGTGTAGGGGCAGGAGCAGGGCAGGCAAGCACAACGGCGGCAGACTTTGGGGCACAGTTAGCAAGGGCAAAGAACGCAAACAAAAGCGCACAACAACAATTTTTCGGAGGAGGTAACAAGCGATGATCATTAAAACAACGACAGACACAATGACGCGGCAAATCCTATTTAATCCAGTGCTACACCAGTCAGTGGGTTGCATTGTGCCACAGGTATTAGGGGCTACAGTTGGCGGGCGCATGGTGGTAAGAGCAGGCACGCCTTTAGTGGTAGACCTTGACGACCGCACAACTAACGCAACGCTTGCCACAGGCGCAGTTGACATGAACGCAATCCTTGTACATGATGTAGAGGTAACGCACGGGGACGGCAACGGCACGGCTTGCATCTTTGGGTTCGTCAACCTTGCAAGAGTGGACGACGCAGTGCTACCGCTAATCACAACAGCAAGAGGCAATACAGACGCAAGTAAACTAATCACATTTTTAACACACGAATAGGAGGCACCTTATATGACAAGTATTTTTGATTTGCTATGCTCACAGACAATCGCCGCCTATTGGGGCGAGAATGTGGCTAACGAAGCACCACACATTGGCGAGGTACTTTTCCCAGCAAATAAGCAAATGGGGTTAAATCTCCAGTGGATTAAGGGAGCTAAGGGGTTACCTGTAGCACTTAAGCCGTCTGCATTTGATGCACAAGCAGTACCACGGGCAAGAGTTGGGGCAGACATCCTTAAGACACAAATGCCATATTTCAAGGAGTCCTATTATGTGGATGAGGAACTAAGACAAAAACTGTTAATCGTCCAACAAAACGACGCATACGCAAACCTTGTACTAACAAACATCATGGACGACGTAAGCAATTTGATGAGGGGAGCAAGCGCAACCCGTGAAGCAATGCGCATGATGGCACTAACAACGGGCATTGTGTCGGTGTTTGGCAATGGGCAAAATTACAGCTTTGATTATGGAGTTACAAACAAGTCAAGCGTTGCTATCACATGGGACAATCATGCTACCTCAGACCCAATTGAAGACATCATCACAGCCAAGGACGTTGTTACGCAGACTACAGGCACAGTGCCAACAAGAGCGATTGTTGACGGTGTGACATGGGGACACCTAAGACGTAACACAAAGATCAGGGGGCAACTGCTTGTATCTACTAACGGTGTTGGTAATGTCAATGACACAATGCTGAAGACTTACTTCATGGATGAGGTTGGCTTGATGATTGAGGTTAACGACAAACGCTATAAGTCTTTTGACGGTGTCGAAACAAGATATGTAACAGAGGGCACTTTCGTAATGTTCCCAGATGGGCAGTTGGGCAGCACGTGGTTCGGTACAACACCCGCAGAGGCGGACTTGCTAGGCGCAATGGGCAGCAACGTGACTATCAGTGATCTAGGCGTGGCGATTACTACAGCGGCGAAGCACGACCCAGTCACCGTCGAAACAATCGTATCACAGATCTGCTTGCCGTCATTTGAGCAAGCGGACAACATTTATATTTTAGGCACACTGTAAGGAGGTAACACATGGTCAAGATTACAAACGGGCAGCAAGTCCTCACGGTGACGCGCAACGCATTTAACGAGGTGTTCAAGCGTTCTGGGTATAGGTTGTATAGCGATGACGTGCAAGCCATCGCAGCAGCACCACAGCGAGCCACAGAGCCCATGAAGCCAATCAGCCAGTGGACACGCAAGGACCTTGTGGAGTATATCACGGCACACGGGGGTAAAGCAGAGGGCAAAACGGATGAGTTAAGAGATATGGTTAAGCACCACATGGAAGAAGCGGAATAGCAACGGGTAGGAGGTCGGACGGCGTGGACGAAGCAACGAAGGACTTTATATTGCGAGAACTAAGGGAAAACCAAAGCCCCTACTTTGAGGATGGCGACATAGAGCACTACTATAGCAAAAACAAGGGCAACTTAAAGGCAACTGTCTATGAGATGCTGGTGATCAAGTCGGAGGATAGCACGGTGAGCGTAAGCGGGCTGAACACAGCGGACACAAGCAACTACTTTTTGCGCCTTGCAAGTGCATACCGCCCACACCACAGCGGGGTGCTGAAGACGTGAACAAAAGGTTTGAAGCGTACAAAATTAGCAGGGTGATAAGGCGTGCAGGGGTAGAGCTGGAGTTTTACCGCAATGTGCGCAACACATACGGCGAGCAGACAGAGGATACGGTAAGCGTTGGGACGCTCAAATGTTTGTATCATGAAAGCAACGGGCGCATAGAGGTTGACCGTAACAACTCAAGCAGTGCGTGGCGCAACGTACAAAGCCCGTACGCAACGGCTATATTGGACGATATCAAAGCGTTGGGGCTAGCTGTTGAGGATTGGTGCGAGATAGGCGGCAACAAGCACACAATAGGCGGCATTGTTGACGTGCAGCAGTGGGGCTTGATTGGCACAATATCCCTGGAGGTGGTGGACAATGGCGGGGTTTAGTTGGCAAACTGATACTTTGTTCGAAGACTTCAACACAGAAAAAATCGTGGCAGCTATCCACATGAAGGCAGAAACCGAGGCTATACGGCTACAAG